GAAACTCAAGTATTTGATGAGTCTTTTGCTACTTTCAAACGTGCGAACTATGCACTTACAACTCTTTTGAATGCGATTGCAACATTTTATGATGCAAAAGCATATATGAAGAATGGTGATGTAAAATCACTACAGATTATCGGTAGTGATGCACAACAGATTCAAGTGAAACTATATTTTGATTACTTGAATCAAGTCATGGAGAAAGAAGCAGATGTTGCACATCAAGCAGAGAAGATTCTATCTAATCTGACTGGTAAGAGTGTTTCTCGTAGTTTCAAACTTAACTTCCGTAAGGCATTTGCTGATAAAGTAGCAGTGCGGTTGTTTGAGATGAAGAAAGATGAGAACCGAGTGCATGAAGATAAGAAAGCAGTGAGTGATAAACTCTCTACAATGCGATTTGGACGTGCTCGTAAAATGAATGGTGGAAGTGGTGAAGGTGCTGCTATTGGGTCAAATGTTGGTGCTGGTGTTTCTTTGAATCGTCAGGCAACAGGTTCTACTCAACGTGCTCTGTGTGGTGTATAGTTTAACCTGTCCCATGTGAGTCCAATGATACGATGTGCCAGTAATCCTTCTGGCACATAACATCCCCAAACCCCCTCAATCCGTGCTATGATTACGGAGTAATCAATCAAAACAGATGACAACCTCACAAAAACTTGAAAAAGCATTTCTCACCAAATGTTTTGCTTTAATCAACGAGGTTCAAGGTAAAACAAAATTGCCTTCACAATTCACACAAAAGAATAAGTCAGTTTTCAAAAAACAAATCAAATCACAAAAACAAGACCAATCAGCACTTGCCAATGTTTAATCAAGAAGATTTACAAAACATTCTCACTCTTATCAATTTTCATGATGATTGGGATGAAGTCAAAGAGTTGTATGATATTGATCTAAACTCACTCTTTGATAAAGTCCATGCTGCACTTGCTTCTATCTAATGACTGATGAACAACTCAACGATCAAATGGATATTACATTTGATCACATTGACAAAAGGTTTCATAAACTCCTCAATAAGAAAGGAAAGAAACATAGAAAGAATGCACGAGCAATCTTTTATGAATGGGGAGAAATCTTTACTCATGAAGATCATGAAGAACCAGTAGAAATCCTCTGGGTGCCTGACTTTCATCAATTCCTCTAAATCTTATTGAAATGAAAAAGTTCATCTTTCAACATTGCAATACCAAACACATCAAGACTATTGTTGCTAAAAACGAATATAAAGCACATACTCAAAACTTCGGTAATCTTGCTGGATATAAACTGACTCAAGTTCTTTCTTTCTCTAACTAATGACTATCCGTTTCACCTACGACATCAAAACTCAACAAAAGGTTTATGCCGTATGCACCCCAACTGGTGATTGTAAGTATCTAACTACTTCTATTACTGATGCTATCAAACTCTGTCAACAAAACTAACATGCTTATCCTACACAAAGAAGATCACGGTTGTGTTTATACACTAGGTGAGGAGAATGAACTATTCTATGCTCCCATCTATACTGATAATACAATCAACTTGAATGAGTTTCATCCAGTAGACCTTGCTGATGTAGATGATGAATATGAAGTTCTAGATATTCAAAATGAACTGATTGCTGCTTCATCTAATGTGCGATACTGAGACTATCTCTCTACTCTCTCACACACTATTTCTTATGCTCATAAGCATAGATTATCAATTAGAACACAATTACGTTACATTTCATAACTAAAATAAATGTATTAAAAAACGTATATGCGTGTTTTGTGTTGATAGTATAATAGTGTTACATTATGATAGTTATTGTGTGTTTATGCTTCATTAAATGCCTCTAGTCCTTGTTGTTTAAGCGAGCATTATACCATAAGAACAAAAAAATGTCAAGCACCTCACAGACTCTTATAGGACTGGCACAGGGCATCTTGACAAAAACTCGAAGGTATTATAAGACTTTCGTGCCTGTGGAAAACTATTTTTCCACAGGAGGCAACAGTTTTCTATAGGGCAAGTCGTTAGTTTTCCACAGGCAAAGTTTTCCACAGGTTTATAAGTACTCGTAGTGTTTGTAAGGGTTTATAAGATTTGCCCTGTGGAAAACTATTCAAAACCTGTGGAAAACCTGTGGAAAACTATTCGTTATTCATAAGACTTCGTGCATAAGACTTCGTTATACATAACAGTTCGTTATACACACTATAAGCATATGCTTCGTCATACACTCATAGCATATGATTATCTTATAGTATAAGGATATAACAGTTCTGTGATTATAAGACCTCTCCCAGGGGGGTTTGCATTTCTTTCAGTCCTATGCTATACTATTCGTTGTACACAGTTCTGTACACTAACTTGTAGTCCCACTGTCTTATACTTTACGACACTTCTTCGTTTATACCCACTCCCAGGGGGGTTCGTTATTACAATCAAACAGTAATGAATATAAACTATTCGTGTTTGTTGATTATAAGGATACTCCCAGGGGGGTTTCGTATTATAATCAAACAATAATGAATATAAACTAACATTTTTGTTCGTTTATTATAATCAAACAGCACTGTTTGACAGTTATATTTTGTGTTGTTGTATTCTTATTATAAACCGTTGCCCCCCGTATATAAAAACGCAACACTACCCTAACCTACAACGACCCAAAATCGACCTTTAAATTGTCTTTGATATAAAAAAATTCTGCCCAAAATTTTTAATGTATAAAGATTTAAAAGGATATATAATAAAAAATGCTCTGAGAGACGATGAGATTAGATTTTGATGATTATGAGAGAGATTTATTGATTGACACAATTCAGCATCGGTTAGATACTGATAAGATGTTAGTTATTAATAATAGTTTAAAAGAGGAGTTGGAAGATTTACTTCGAAAAGTGGAGGAGGATGAATACTTATAATATTTCAGTTAAGGGGAATGAAATATTAAGTCAGGTGCCGCAGAGTGATTTACAGGAAAATCTAAAAACTATCAGAGGACTTGTATGGACATCTGGGGGTAATGATGGGGATATTCAGGTAGAACTAAATAAGGATGAAACCATTTGCAATTAATGATTTGCTGTGGTAAAATAATGTAGTATCGAAAAAATTATTTTTTATGGCTAAAGGATTTACGGTAAAAACAGTAGCACCGAAGAGTTCGTCAGGTAGTGGTGAATTTAATTTGGAAGCAGCAAAGGAGATGATTCGAGGGAAGTCAATTGTATTTTGTCTTCCAGGACGAGGAGTATCTTACATTTATTTGAAAAACTTTGTGCAACTTTGTTTTGATTTAGTACAAAGTGGTGCGAGTATTCAGATTAGTCAAGATTATTCGAGTATGGTAAACTTTGCTCGATGCAAATGTCTTGGAGCAAATGTACTCAGAGGACCCAAGCAAGTTCCTTGGGATGGCAAGTTACAGTATGATTATCAACTTTGGATTGATAGTGATATTGTATTTGATACTGAGAAGTTCTATCGTTTGGTTGCGATGGATAAGGATATTGCTGCTGGATGGTATTGCACTGAGGATGGTCACACCACATCTGTTGCACATTGGTTAGAGGAAGATGATTTCCGTAAGTCTGGTGGTGTAATGAATCACGAGACGTTGGATTCCATTAGTAAGCGTCGCAAACCATTTACAGTTGATTATACTGGATTTGGATGGGTATTGATTAAGAAGGGAGTATTTGAGAGTCTTGAGTATCCATGGTTTGCACCGAAGATGCAAGTCTTTGAATCTGGAGAGGTTCAAGATATGTGTGGAGAGGATGTAAGTTTCTGTTTGGATGCAAAAGAGCAAGGATATGAGATTTGGTGTGATCCTTTGATTCGTGTTGGACACGAGAAAACACGAATCATTTGATAAGTGTTTAAGAGGTCTTACTTGACCTTCTTTAGGACGTTATGATAGAATGCTTCTATGAGGTTTTGATAAGTCTTGTAGGAGCATTTTTAATGGCTTTGGAGATCTTATAAAAACCCCCTTATAAAAACCGTTAGATGGAGAATTAAAAAGATGGCGCAAAAGAGTCGGAAGGAAATGAAGATTGAAGGTATTCCGAAGAATACTCGACAAGGAGATGGGAGAAATACTAAATATGCTGCTACGAGTCGTAATGTAGCACGTAAGAAATATAGAGGGCAGGGAAGGTAATGTATCTACTAGATGGGAATGATGAGTGGAATAATATTCATCATGACGATCTATGGGTTTATAATAAATTATTTTTAAGTCGGGTTTTAGGTTATACTTGTGGTCCTGTTGGAACCACAGTTCCTAAATCCGAATTTTATATTATACGTCCTTCTTTTAACTTACTTGGTATGGGAAGATTTGCTCGAATTGAGTTTGTTTATAAATGGACGGATCACTTTCATCCAGCAGAATTTTGGTGCGAAGTCTTTGATGGAGAGCATTTAAGTGTTGATTTTAAAAATGGAAAATCAGAATTAGTAGTTAGAGGAGAAAAAGAGAATGATGATCCTCTTTATAAATGGAGAAAATGGGAAAAAATAGATCGACAGATTGAATTTCCTTCAGTTTTATCAAAATTAAAAGGAGATTATGAATGGATTAACTGTGAATTTATTGATGGAAAGTTAATTGAGGTTCATTTTCGTCAAAATCCTGATTTTAGGTACAATAATACTGTGGCAATTCCTGTTTGGAGTGATGAGAAAGTAGAAAATAATAAAGATTATACTTTTATTAAAGATAAAGACTATTATCGTAGTGGTTTTTACATTAAATAAATAAAATTTCGTGGGAATATAAGAATTGAAACAGTTTTCGATGGGCAATCACCTTCTTTTGGAGGTTTATGGTGTAGAACATAACCTTCTAAATGATGGTATTGCCCTTCAGGGAGTCATGGAACGTGGTATTCAACGTGCTGGAATGACGATTTTAAATATTTTCCAACACTGTTTTCATCCTCAAGGTCTTACAATTGTGATTGCACTCTCGGAAAGTCATGTTTCTTGTCATACATGGCCTGAGGAAGGTTGTATTGCAATAGATGTTTATACTTGTGGTGAAGGAAATCCAAAATTAGTAGCATTAGAACTATTAAAATATTTTAATTCAGAGAATTATAAACTTCGTCAGTTAGATCGTTAAATAGTTAAAGGAGATAGAAACCTCCATAAAAGTTCTGTTTTTAAAGATAAAAACAGAGGAACTAAAATGGCATTTTACCAAATTGATAAGGACAAAAATTATATGAGAGAAATGTGGGGAACCGCAAAACTCATCACAGACGTTGACACAGAGAAACCAAAAAGAGTTATTCAGGAGATTATGCACGATTATGCACCAAAGCATAATTTAAAGAAACAAACTGAATTACATGAAAAAATTCGAAATGATGAAGATTATAATGATTGGGACTATGGAACTGAACCAACATATGGAAAAATGATTTAAAAAGTATTATAGATATATTAAATATGCTCATTTTTTAAATGCTTAGTATTTCTAGAAGTTTTAAGGACATTAGTTTGTCTTTTTCTAGACATCCAGTGACGAATGATGTTCTTATATTAAAAAATGAGGATGCGATTAAAAAATCTGTTATTAACTTAGTTAGAACTCGTATTGGTGAGAGGTTCTTTAATAATTTATTGGGAACCTCTGTTGATAATTCTTTATTTGAACTAAATGGACCAGAAGTTTCAACAATACTTGATGAAGAAATTAAAACAGTATTAAGTAACTTTGAACCAAGAATTGTAGTGAGAGAGGTAATGGTTGAATCTATGGAAGATTCAAATGAATTGAATGTAAAAATTTCTTATGATATTGTTGGACTTCCATTTCCTCCTCAAAATATAGAGTTTCTTTTACAACCAACTAGAATATAATGTCCTTCAATAATTTCACAAATCTAGATTTTAATGATTTACGTACTCAGATAAAGGATTATCTGAGATCGAATAGTAATTTCACGGATTTTGATTTTGAAGGATCTAATTTTTCAAGTTTAATTGATGTATTAGCATACAACTCTTATATTACTGCCTTCAATACGAATATGGCAGTCAATGAATCCTTTATTGATAGTGCAACTCTTCGAGAAAATGTAGTCTCCCTTGCACGTAATATTGGATATGTTCCTAGATCTAAAAGTGCATCAAAGGCAAAGGTTAGTTTTACAGTTAATACTACAGGGTTAAATTCAAAGACAGTTACTCTAAAGGCAGGAATCGTTGCCTTGGGTGCTGTTGAGAATGGTAATTATATCTTTTCAATTCCAGAAGACATCACAGTAGTTGTTGATAATAATGGGTATGCAAATTTTACAGGTATTGATGTTTATGAAGGTTCATATTTAACAAAGTCATACACAGTAGATAAATCACAATCAAATCAAAGATTTACAATTCCAAATACTGGTGTAGATTCTTCCACAATTCGTGTAAAAGTTTCAGGTGTTATTACAGAAAAGTATCAATCATATAAAAATATTTTTCAAGTAAATAAAAATTCAAGAGTTTTTCTAA